GATCGGTGTAACTGCTGGGTTGCGTGATGTATTATATCAAGACAGAGTAAATCCAATCACAGTATTACCGGGTGTTGGATTAGTGGCATACGGTCAAAAAACACGTGCTGCACAAGCAAGTGCGATGGACCGTATCAATGTAGCAAGACTAGTAGTTTACCTAAGAACAGTTTTAGCTAGAGTCGCAAGCCCGTTCATATTTGAACCAAATGACACTATCACACGTAGCCAAGTTAAATCAGTATTTGACAGTGTGTTTAATGACTTGGTTGCTAAACGTGCGATCTATGACTTCTTGGTAGTTTGTGATACAACAAACAATACTCCTGTTAGAATTGACAACAACGAGTTATGGATTGATATTGCGATACAACCAGTTAAAGCAATCGAGTTCATTTATATTCCAGTTCGATTACAAAATACTGGCGCGGCTTTAACTATTAATTAATATACGCACTTAATGGGAGGAGGAATCCTCTTCCCAAGTTGAGTAAAAACAGGTAAATACTATTATAGTATTAAAAGGAAAATAAGATGTCAGTAGCATCATTAACAAATTTTACAGTGCCCTTGAGCACTAATCAGAGTGCTAGTTCACAAGGTCTGTTAATGCCTAAATTAAAGTTCCGCTTTCGCGTGACTTTTTTAAATTTTGGTGTTACACAACCTAGCACAGAACTAACTAAACAAGTTATGGATTTTAAACGTCCAAGCGTGAGCTTTGATCCAATTGAAATTCCTATCTATAACAGCAAAGTTTATCTAGCTGGTAAGCCAACCTGGGCAGAAGTCAATTGTAATCTACGTGATGATTCAGGTGGTGAAGTTGCTAAACGTGTTGGTGAACAAATGCAAAAGCAATACGACTTCTTTGAACAAAGTTCAGCAAGTTCAGGTATTGACTATAAATTTACTACTGTGCTTGAAATACTCGATGGCGGTAATGGCACAAATACTCCTAACATCCTTGAAACTTGGGAATTGTATGGTTGCTATCTAAGCACAGCTGATTATGCTGATGTTAACTATGCTACAAATGATCCAGTAACAATAGCATTAACAATCCGTTATGATAACGCACTACAAACACCGGTAGGTTCTGGTATTGGTGCAACATTAACACGTACACTAGGTACAGTAATAACTGGTTAATCTAGACGAAACCCCTCAAAAAGCTCGGCGTTAAAAACCGGGCTTTTTTTATCAGATAAATATATAAAACGGAAACGACTATGTCACAAAACAATATCTTTGGCGATATACTACAGTCAATAGCACCTAATAGAAACATTAGAGACTATCAACATGCCGCACGAACATTTATCGATGGATTGTATAGGCTAAGTCCTAAATTAAATAATCTATTCCATGTGTTCATAGATGTTAATCAAAATATATCTAACATGGATCAATTAAGCCAAATTGAAACAGGTTTGATGGCCAAACAGGTGCAGTTGCCAAAGTTTACTGTGCAGACTAAAACTCACAATGCCTATAACAGAAAAACTATCCAACAGGAAAAAGTCACATATGATCCAGTTACTATTACCTTCCATGATGATAGTGCTGACATAGTTCGTAAGTTTTGGTATAATTACTACAGCTACTACTATAGAGACAGCGATTATCCTATTGAAAATTTTAAAGATGACAGCAAGTATAAACAGCGCCAACAACAAAATTGGGGCTATAGCCCTAAGACTGATCTTGCCGGTAACATTCCTTTTATCACCAGCATAAGAATTTATAGTCTACATCAAAAACGGTTTAGTAGTTATTACCTAATACGTCCAATGATACAAATTTTTCAACATGGTCAACATGAAGCTGGTGCGTATGCCCCTTTAGAACATTCAATGACAGTGAATTATGAATCTGTATTATATGACACCGGTCCTGTGAGCAATGGTACAGTATTGGGTTTTGCTGAAGTTCATTATGATCAAACCTCAAGTCCATTGCGTAATCTTGGCGCACTTATTGGTGCTGGTGACAGTATCCTAAACAGTATTGAAAATGGCGATCTAGGCAGCACAGTGCAAAATGTTTTAAATGCTACAAATATACTTACAGGAACAAATACACAAATTAAACAAACACCCGCAGTAGATCTAAGCCAGATAGGTGAAAGTATTATGAAGGGTCGTAATCCATTGAGTAGTATTTTCGTTCCAACAAGCGGATCAGTTCAACAGGGTATCAGTAAGGCCACTGCTGGTATTTTTGGTGCAAGCAATCAAGGTCGCACAGACGTATAAGGATAAAGAACATGTCAACCACATCAGGAAATCTACCAACCGAAAACGGCACAAGTCAAACTCAGCAATATTTTAATAATTTTTATGTGCAACAGCCCACTGTTGGGCCTAGTGAAAATGATGCTGTGGTTGCTTATTTTCAAATGATTACCGGAGATAAGGAAACAGGGAAAACTCTTGCAGGCGCTGTTGTGTATACTTGCATCCAACAGAGTTTAGATCCAGTGGCAGTAGTTGAGCAGTTGAAAAAATTTAGCGATAAAAATAGACTAACAAGTCCAACATATTCTAGCGAAACTAATAAAGACGCAGTTGATACTGATGTATATAATTCTCAAACAGGAACTTGGTCCAGCAGCGGTAATCAATATGCTAAACCAGGACCAAGTGTTCCTTACAATAATCTCAGTGAACTAGACGCATACTTAACTATGTTACTTAATCTTAATCGTGCCGGTACTAGCCTACTAGGATTAAGTAACAGTCCTCGCACTGGCAAATACATACAAAGAACCATACTCGCATAATGGCCAAATACGCTAACGGTAAATTCACAGTAAAAAACCCAGAAAAATATATGGGAAAACGCACACCCACTTACCGTAGTAGTTGGGAATTTGCTTTTATGAATTTTTGCGATAATAACCCAGCAGTATTAAATTGGACCAGTGAAAGCGTTAAGATACCTTATTATAATCCTGTAAGCGGCAAAAATACCATCTATGTTCCAGACTTCTTAATAGTCTATGTTGATGCTAATCAAAAGCAACACACAGAAGTAGTGGAAGTCAAACCATCAACAGAAACCACAATGGAATCAGCTCGTAGTTATCGTGATAAACTTAGCGTGGCAATCAACATGGCTAAATGGGCTGCCGCGGATTCGTGGGCACGTGCTAACAATATGCGCTTTAGAGTAGTAACCGAATACGATATCTTCAAAAATCAGAAGCGGTAAATACTTCTACTATGACACAAAAACTAGAAGAACTATTTAACCTACCACCTTCTGATACCACAACACCAGAAGAAGCCAACACTACCATCGAAGAAAATCGTGCTATAATCCAAAAAGTTGATCTAGCCATTGATAAGATTGATGCGGCCCTGCCCTTTGTCAATGATCTAGACATCAGCGATAAAGAGCTAGATGATCTCAGCGATCTTGCTAAAGAAAAATTCCAGGACCTAATTGATCTAGGTATGAACGTTGAAGCACGTTTCAGCGGACACATTCTAGCCACAGCAGGCACCCTGCTAGGACACGCTATTACAGCCAAGCAAGCCAAGCTGGATAAGAAGCTACGTATGGTTGATTTACAGCTGAAAAAAGCACGTTTAGACGCACAAATAGCCAAAGATAACAACAAATCAGACGGTGATAAAATTATTGATGCCGAAGATGGGCAAGCAGTAGTATTGGATCGTAACGAATTACTCAAGCAGATCTTGGGTAAATCTGATAAATAACACTAATAGGATATAAACATATGAAAAACTTTTTAAAATACCTTTCAGAAGTTCAAAAAACTTATGAATTCCGTATTAAAATTGCTAACTGCAATCCAGCTGATAAATTAGATGGACTAAAAATTGGTCTTGCAAAATACGCTGTAGAAAGCGTTAGCGCAGCAAAACGTTTACCAATCAAAGCCAATGACATCGATTTCCCAAGCATTCCTAACTGTGAAGTATACATCATGGATGCAGTGTTGAAATATCCAGTAAATGATGCACAATTACGTAGTATCGTCGCTGAACGCCTAGGTTGCCCTACTGCTAG